AAAGCTGCTGTGACCTTTGCGCGGATCGTCGTCATTAGCCACGCCGCAGGGCGAGTTGCCCAACGCCCCCTTTGATATAATCACGCAGCAGCCCTTCAATCGCCACAATGCGCGGGGCTGTCGTCGGCAGCGTTGCTTCGTCAATCGTGATCGGGCCAACCTTGATCATGTCTTTTGTTTTGGCAGTCTCAATCGTCGCAAACGGGTCAAGACCACCTTGCAGCAAGTACGCCACTTCAAACTGTGCGCTGATAATGTCTGCCGGGATTGTGTCAGGATCAATCGGCCAATCGTCAGCAAGGTCGCGCACCAAACGCGGCCATGATCGCGCCTGCGTTTGGTATTGCTTCAGCCCGATAAAGTTGTGCTTGCGGTCAATGAACATCGCTGCCCGCCGCAGGTTTGCCTCATTGGCTCCATCGGTCGCCTCAAGTGTCCAGCCCATATTCTGCGAATATGTGGTATAAGCAGCAAGCGTCCCGTAGGTGTCAGACGCAGCCCCGCCGATGGTGTTATCTAGTGCCATGGAGTGTCCACTTCATCGCGTTAAAATCCGACCTTTGGAAAAGGGCCAGCCGAAGCCAGCCCTTCGCAAAAGTCAGCCCAGAACGGTTGCAACAAAATCGTTTTTCCACACTTTGCAGGCGTAGAAAGTGGTCACATCAATCATGGTCTTGCCATAACCTTTGTATACCGCGATTTCATAGATCAGGCCCGAAAACGGGTCTTGCACCGTCATGCGGTCAACTGCTGCGTCTCCACCGAAAGGCTGCTCCGGTGCGCGGGCAACCAGTTCAACCGCGTTGCGATGGAACATGACGTTGCCTGTGTATGACGCACCGATGGTCAGGGCGTTGTTGTCAGGAATGATTGAGCGCAGGCCCGTTTCATTCAAAACAATGTTGCCAGAAACCGCAGTCAGGCCAGTGCCAACAACATACTTGTTGTCGGTGTCAGCGGCGAAGGTCACAACGTCACCCGCTTTGATGCCTGTTGTGTTGACCGTGCCTGTGTCGAGCGTGACAGTGGTGTCATCAACTGCGCCTGCGCCGTTGGCAAGGTAGCCTGTGCCTGCGCCTCTGGTGTGCAGCACAACGCCTGCGCTCTCCTTGAGCATGACGCCTTGCAGGTCCAGCAGTGTGCCTTGGCGAAGCAACTGTGTGCCACCGCTTTCGTTGGCCTTCTGCAACTGCGCAAGGTTGCGCAGCTTGGTGCCTGCTGCCGTGTTCAGGGCCATTGTGATTTGCCCGTCCATCGGTGCGCCGTTATCCACCAGAATTTGACGTGCCTCGGCAACAATATCAAAGTTTGACGCGAAAGGCGTGGTGCCTGCCGTGCCAGTAGCGCGGGATGCGCCGTTTTTGATAGCTTCACCTGCATAGCTTTCGATTGCGTTGGTGATGGTCCGCATCGCCTGTGCAATCTGGTCGCCATAAATGGTTTCATAGCCGGAACCGTTGTTGACGTGCTTGATGTTCTCGCCTGTCCACGGGATTTGCACGTTTGCCACCTGGTCGATTGTCATGGTCTTGTTATCAACCGTCTGATCGTCACCCTCTGGAACTGTCATGGAAGGGGTGTAGCTGGTGTTCAGCGTGGGCTTGCGCGTGAAGTGCGAACGCACCGTATCGCCAAACGCGGCCCGCTCGGAACCTGCGTTGATTGTGACAGACGGGATGATACCCACCTGTTCACGGCCCACAATATCGGCGGCTTTGTAAATATCCGCCGCAAGGTCTGTCAGTACGTTTGCCATCTGGTCAAACTCCTATATTCGCGGTCAGTCTGAGACTTTGCCGCCATCTTTTGAAAATGCCGCCCGGTCAACGTGGCCCATCTGGTCCCATTGTGCGCGAGTGACGGTTTTTGCAGGCATCCCGCCTTGTGATCCGGCTGGCTTCCCGCCGCCGCCCTTGCCTTGGTCCCGCACCGCATAGGGTTTGGCCTCGGCTAGTTCCTTCGCCAGATCGGCCAAGGTCGCCCCATGATCAGCACCGCTGCCAATCATCGGTTTTCCGTCTGGGGTCAGCACCTTCGGGGTGCCGTCCTCGTTAAATTGCAGACGCCCCATCGCCGTTGCAGCAATGTCGTCAATGGCTTCGGCAATAAATCCTGCCTTCGCAAGTTCTGCCTTGAGGTCGCTGGCTGCTGTGCGCTGCTGCATCTTTTGAATGCGCTCATTCGCTCCGGTCAGCTTGCCCTCATAATCTTGTGCCATCGCGTCCAGCTTGGCTTGTGCATCCTCGGCACCCTTGCCGCTGCCCTTGGCCTTTTCGGTCAGTTCGGCAATCTTGGCTTCGATTTCATCCGGCTTGCCATACTTTGAATAAGCCTGCGTGTTTTCGCGCTCTTTTTGCAGTGCGCTCTTGAGGCCGCTCACATCTTCTGGGGCAGGGATGCCGCCCAAGTTTAGCTTGCCCTCTTTTACGTGGCCTTGCATCCATTCTGGCAGTGCTGTTGCGTCTGTAACTTCGATTTCCATGGTTCAGCTTCCCGCTGTTGAAAGTTGGCTTCCCGCCAACGGTTAAAGCCCCGCTTGCGGGGCTGGCTCTTGCTTGGTTGTTGGTTGGTTTATTCCGTCACGATCTTCTGACAGTAGGGACAGGCCCATCCGGTGCGCTTGCCCTTGCGGGTGCGCCCCGCGTGGAATGTCGGGCTGAATGTCTCAATCAAGTTGCGGTTTTTGCACTTCGGGCATTCCAAAGGTTCGCCTGCATAGGTGCGGGCGGGTTTGGCCTTTCGGTCAACAACCAGTTTCAGGCGGTCTTTTCCCAAATTTCGCGCTCACGCTTTTTGAGTTGATCCAGCGTCAACTCCTGCCCCTTTGTATCAACAAAACGGTCAACTTTCAAACCACCTCTGAACAAGTCGGCCTTTCGGTTGCCTAAAACCTCGTCTTGAAAGCCTTTAGGCTGCTTGCGCAACCACCCGTCATAGTCCTGGCCCGCAGGCACTTGGCCGTTCATGCTTGCCCGCGTTCCCGCTGGCAGTTCATCAACATCAAAGCCCAATTCCCGCCAAGACTTCAAGATCGGGCTTGTGCTTGATCGGCAGTTAAAGTGCGCAGGCGGTCGCGGCCCCTTGCCAGGATCGTAAACCTTGCCGTCCCGCGCCATGCAAACAGCCGTTGTGCGCCCGTCCAGCGTGGCGTTCCACCTGACCCCCTTCACAAGGTCTTGATTGGCCTCATACGTGTATTCTCTGGCGGTGTTGGCCGTGTGATTGACTGCTGTGCGAACAACGCTTTCAACGTCCCGCTTGGTCTTGCTGAGAATGCCGTCTTTGAAGCCTTGGGCCGCTGTGCCGCGAAGGTCGCGCACAATCTGGTCAGTTGTGCGCCCCTCAATAAATCCGCCGCGTATCGTGTCGCGCACCTGCCGGAATGCCGATGCCTCCAGTTCGGGATAAACCTCTTTCAACAGCTTGCCTTGGAATGGCCTGCTGTTCACTGCCGCAATGATCTGGTCAGCCGATGGCGTGACCGTCTCAAACTTTACAGGCAAAACCTTTTTGAAAAGGTCTGTCTGAAACTTGCCTTCGTATTTTGCCAGCCCTTCAAGGTCGATCTGCAATGCCCCTGTGGCGTCCACATATGCGCTTTCCACCACCTTGCGCAGATCATTAAGCAGCTTTTCCTGCCGGGTGCGCGAAAGTGCTGAACCGCCTTCATCCAGCAGCCGCTCAATAATGCGGGCATCTACCCGCTTGAGCGTTGCCAAAACCTTGCGCAGCGTTGCCGTGCTATACCGCCGCAAATAAACCTCATGGCGGGTCAGCGCGTCTAGCAGTTCCTCATTCACCGAAGCCATTTTCGGCCCCTGTTAGGTCTGGCCCATCAGCAGCGATGCGCTCCAATTCGTCCTGCACGTTAATGTCGGATTGGATCATGCCACGCCGCGCCATTTCTGACAGGAATGTTTCGCGGGAAAGCTGCCCAGTGTTTACGGCCATCAACATTGCCTGCATTTCCTGCGGCCCCATCATCGAAACGCCAAATTCCTTGTTGACGTTTAGCGTGATGGATTGCTCACCAAGCCCGCCATAGAAGGCCATCCATGCAAGCGCCTGCTCCAAAGCATCCTTGAGCGCGTCTGCCATCATTGCCAGCGTTGACGTTTCCTTGGCTGCATCCAGTGCCGCGCCCGTTGCCGATTGTGCCTTATCCACCAGCAGTTGAAGGCCAAGGGCCTCCATTTGAAACTCAAGGTCTTTCAGATCTTGCCGCCCCGCGCCGATGGCCTGGCCCTTATGCTCAACCCATTCTAGTTTGGCCTGCGGGTCGCGTGATTGAACCGCCGTGCCTGCGCTGATCGTCAAAGGTTCATCTTCGTTGCGCCCCGATGCGTGAAGGATCGGCACCCGCGCAAAGTGCAGAATGTTGCGCTGGTCTGACTGCGACTGCCAGTGCGCGATATTCACATCGGCCATGTCCTCAAGAACAGGTTCGCCTAAGAAAAAGCCTGTCCGTTGCGCGTAGAACGGAATGACCGTGATTTCTGGGGCTTCGGTGATGTACGGCTCATCAACCTGCACCCATTTCTTGTCCTTCGCCTCGCGGTAAATGCGGACCTGAACGCCGTTGTCCAGCCGATCAAGAACACGCACTTGCTTGACGCTCAACTGCTTAAACTCGTCGTCGGGGTCAGGTTCTTGGATTGCTTCCATGATGCGCAGTTGCGACAAGGCCAGCACATTGCCAAAAAGCGCCGTTTTCCAGCCCAGAATATCCTCAACGCGCAAATGCACCAAGTAGGGGCGCAAGCCCATGCCTGCCGCCTGTGCGCGGGTGGTTTCGCCTTCCCTGCGCGGGGCTTCAACCATGATGTAAGAAACGCCAGGGCCAAAGCCGTCTTTGAATACGTCAGCCGCAAAAACGCTCAAGTCACGGCCCTGCATGTCGATGTTTTCGGCCCAATCCACAATTTGCTGTGGGGCTTCTGTCACCTCAACGGACTTGTCAAACACCCGGCCCGTCATGTCCTTCACGGTCTTTTTGAAGCCGTTGAACAGCCAAGATGAATTGAGGCGGGCGTTGTAATCCACAACATCCTCGGCCTTAAATCTTGGCAGATACATTTCACCTGCGGCCCGCATGGCGCTGGTGCCAGCCATCAAGGCCCGGCCCTTCGCCGTTGCGGCAACCATCGCGGCAACCGTATCTGATCTTTTTGCTACGGTGTCGCTCATGGATTACCTCAGAATGGCAAAGGCCCAGCGGTCATGCTGTTGCGGTCAATGGGCCACTCGCGGTGGACCATGTAGCCGATGGCTGTTGTGATGTGCTGGCTTTCGTTTGTCTGATCTTCCTGAAACGTGCTGCCCTTTTGGAGTTGCACGGTAGACAAACCCTTGTGGCACATCGG